TTACTTTCTACTAATTCAAAGGCTACTTTACGTAAAGCTTTCATTTTGACTTGAGTCTCTGCACCATTCTTGTCTAGTCTGTAGAATTCACCTAAATAAGCATTCCGCCACTTTTTTAGATACGTCGAATTAAGTCGGCTAGCCTCATATTCATTTTTAGCAGCTAAGTATTTTATGTGCCATTTATGTACCAGTTCAGTTTCTTCATTTGTGTTCTTATAGTCGTTGTCTTTACTATTAACGCCTAAATACACATCAACTCGACTATCTTTCACGCTGCCAATTTCCATTTTATCCGCTCCTTCTTAATCTATTATACACTGCCATAGTTTCCACCCTCTTCTTTAGGTTTCCATTTGATATTAGCGCCATGTATTTGAATAAATGCTCGTTGCTCGTCTTTAGTTTTTAATTGTTTATAGTCAGCCTCCATCTCAGGCCACCAAACTGAATATCTAGAAAATCGCATAACCGATTTAACTGCTTTCTCTACACCACTAAGCAGTCCCATAGACTTCTTAATACCTTGAGCAAACGCATCCACCAAGTCATCATTACCAGCAAATGGGAATGTGCCAAGCTCTTGCTTATAGCAATGAGCATAACTTAGACCGGACTCATCCCATGAGAAGTCTTCTGGACTTGATAGTAGATGTGCATCTTTTTCACAAGGTATATAGCAACGACCATCTCTTTGATAAGCCGATGCTACTTGAGCTCGTGAATATTTGCTACCATCTGGCTCTACTGGAACTACACTCGGAAAATTGTTTTCGTCAATATTTAGCTTCTTACGCCATTTCTTAATGACTGATACAATACCGGGTCCATTAGCTTTATCTTCAATATAGATAACGTCAATCTCAGGGAATAGCTTTAAAACATGCAATATCATGTCAATCGTATCAGGAAAGTCCATCTGCTTTCGAACTAGGTATCTTAAGTAAGTATTGCCCTGCTTAACTCCAGTGACCTCCATACCTACAAAGTCAGCAGTATCTAAATTCTTAAACGTAGCATCTATTGATAAATAAATGCGGTCAAATANATGCNGTCAAATTTAGAAATCTGAGCTTCAGTAGACCAATGTTTACTAATCTCATACTCTTGCCAGTCGTCAGCTTTAAATAGGTTGCCCTGCTCATTACTTGGCTCACCTTGGAACAATGAATTGAATACGTGAGCACCTTCGGATGCCATATATGACTGCTGAATAACCTCAGCCCAGTTAGCATCCTTGCCCATCTCAGGGCACAGACCCTCACCGACTGCTCGTCTTAGTGGGTCTTTAACAATATTTGTCTCAGTTGCTAAAGCTGGATAATTATAGTCTCCAACAATAAAGTCTTTTCTGTGTTTACGGAGCCATCCAAGGAGGTCGTTAGTCACCCATCTAGTCGCCATTACGATGCAAAGACTACCCGGATTACCTAGAAGACGGGTCTCAACTGTCGACATATATGCCTCAATGTTACCCTCAATCATTACCTCCGACATAGCGTCCTGCATGTTCTTAATAGGGTCATCTATGATTACTACGTTACCTGTTTTACCAGTAACAACGCCTCGAAGACCTGCTGCAGACATACCACCATTAGTATTAACATATAATCGTGAAATACGGTCCAAAGTCTGTGTTTCCCACTCATCCGTCGACTGCACCTTATCGTGTATCTTTACTCGTCCATGGGTAAGTTTCGGCGCCATTTCTTGAAATTTGTCTCTGTTACGTCTGCCGAAACGGCTTGCAAAATCTGAAGCATAGCCTAATGTCAATATACCTAGTCTCGGATGCTTAGCTAGTAGCCAAGATTGAAAAGACTCTGTTATTGTAAGGCTNTTACCTACTTGAGGTGGTGCCGACAATAGAATAAGACCATATGGCATACGATTATAGTCAGGTTTTGTAGGGTCATACTCACTGCCTCTGTTAACTAATTTCTCTAAACCTGGCTTAGGATTGGGTCCACGCTCAAATTCTCGCTGTAAGTTAGCAGCCATACTATAATGAAACGGCGTCATTATATAGCCATAATTCACTGCTTGTAAATAGGCTGGATAAGAACGCATACATTTTCTAATTACTAGCTCACCCTCTAAGCTCTCCCAGCTCAAAGTGTGCTCACGAATAGCTTTTATCTCAGAATTAGTCAATAACTCATAACCATACTCTTGCTGTAAATCAAAAAGGCTACGCATTGTCATCATCCTTTGGCTTTTGCAGCTGTTTTGATCTATGCATAGCTAATAATTGTAATTCTTCGTCAGTTAAATCTTCATATTGCCCAACACCAATATTAATCTCTTCCTTCACTTTACCTGCAGTTCTGTCGAGTATCAGGTTTAACGTGACTGTATCGAAGGAAGCTCGTATTACAGAGGCTTCTATTAAGACTTCAGCCTTCATTGGTTCACGACTTAAGTCTTCACTTTCTAAGCGNTCTTTAACAGATTTATAGGCTTGGTTATATATTGCGCTTTGAGGCGTTGTATTGCCATGTGGGTCTACAAAGTCCGGCAAAATGACAGCATCTGACTGTAGAGACTTATCGATGAGTTGCTTCCAAGCTCTTTTAGCAAATCTCTCGTCATTGTATAGGCTTTTATATTCTTTTTCCTCACGCTGAGCTTTATTCATTAGTCTTACCTCGTTTACTGGTATATTTCTATCTATTATATTATATCTCGATAGGTAGCTTAGTCTGTTACTTTTACTGAAAACTAGTCAAATAAAATTTTCATAAATACGTCTCGCGCGCGTATTTATAATAATGAACGCGCGCGAAGGTAATATATTTCAAACGAGACTGGTACTATTCAGCACGCAGTGAGCTTTTACCTAAAAACTTACTGCGCGAGTCACTAAAACTGTAATTAGCCGGTNTAGAGGTAAGCTACGACGGGGTTAAATTTCAATATATTTCAAAATACCTAATATGTAAAATTAAATAAGATTTAAGAATAATAAAAGTAGTCAAACTACAGAAAGGTTCAGGTATCGATAATGTTAGAATTAGTTAGAAGTGGACGAGTAGTAACATGTAATGGTCATAAGTTGACAATGGTTGAACAAGCCACCAAAGGGGCAGGTAATGAGGTTATCAAGATTGAAGGACTAGAAGGCGCAAATGGGGCGAAGTGGATAAGTTTATCCAAGTTGCAAGAAGGTTTGAACAAGGTGGAAGTAAAGGGTAAGGAAGTAACAGCTACCCAAACCTATGTACTCAACATGGTAGAAAAAGCTGAAGTGGATAGACTTCAAGGTGAAATCAACAAAATCAAGGAAGCTGCTAGACTCAGATACGTTCAGAAACCCAAGTTTGTCGACCCAAGCACGTTAACCCAAGAAGAAAAGTTACTCAAGGCTGCTGAAGTACAGAAGTACCTAGATTCACTGAAAGCTTAGTAAGCTTTCTTTGAGTTTTGTGCTCTATGTAAATTACATAAAGTACAAAAGTCAAAGCACTTAAAGTGCAGAAAGTAGGCAAGTTATGAAAGTCACACTAAAACCAGGTACTGAAGTGGAAACTTTTACCTTAGATATTAAGCATGTTAACGAGTCACACACAACTATGCTAGAAGTACGTAAAGCAAGTGTGTTTATTGAGTTCTTTTGGGATAGTCATGGTAACCTAGTTCCCTTCGAAGGTTTCAACGATAAGGAAACCTTTAGTAAGGTAAGCGCTGATGTCAAGATAGTAAGCCATAAGTATACACCTATATTTAAGTTAACTGGTATCGACAATAAAGAAGTAGATGACTGGCAACTTGAAATTGACTCTGAAGTCATGAATTGCAGTGTGTATGAGTACAAATGGAACCCCTCAAGTAATCTACTTAAGATAAAAGCTGTAGTTGGTTGGGGATAAAAGTCAAAGCACTTAAAGTGCAGAAAGTAGGCAAGTTATGAAACCAGTATCATATTATGAGTTCTTCCAAACCGCGCAATTGGTTAAGTTAGAGTCGACGAAACAAGTAGTCGACTCTATTTTCCAATATCAGCGGTTAGTAGACTACAGGATGCAGCTCCAAACAGGTAATGACAATTATTGGTTCCTTGCTAATCTACTCGACCTCGTTTTAAGCGACAACAAGCTCTACAAGAAAGTACTGTTCGAAAGCAAGTCGCTCAATGCTTCCTACTTACACCAGGTTGTTACTGACTTCAGGGACAATGTAGTGAAAGAGTACAACACTCCAGCTAAGATCCATGCTAGTCACGTCGTTCGTGATACAATTAAAGTATGCAATATGTGGTTAGAAGCTCTTAGTTCAATGATTAAAGTGCAAGAAGTTGAGAATATTCAAGATTTTGAGTATAACAAATAATTATTTTCCGGAAGATCGATAAATGCTCTAAGTAACAAAATTGGAAAATAATAATTATCCTATATACCATATATGCAATATATGCAGTATGCAATGTAGGTAAAGCGTATAACATATGCAGTATATCCCTTATTTATTATTATCCCTATTATCTCATATATCTATTTATCGATCTTCTGGAAATTAATTATTTAGACTCACCAGGCTATAATCTACGCTTAACGTAGATATACATAGGAGGAAAAAGTGAAAAGCATTAAAGTACGCAAAGGTATGCAGTTTAACGGTTTTGATCGCAATGACTATGAAGTAACCGTGGATGCTATCATCCCAGTCGAAACCTCAGAAATTGGTGAATTTATGGATAAGTTAACCAAGACTGGCTTAAAGCTAGTAGGTAAGACTACTCCTGAGTCTTCAGCTGATGAGTTATTCTTGTTTAGACTTGCTGTAGTAATCAACGATGAAAACGTAATATTTACAAATGGTACCTTTACTTGGTTAGATGACATAGACTACTTAACTACCAACAAAGTAGTACTAAGTGACCCGATTGCAAACAGCATATTAATTGTATTAAGCAAGCTACTTGATGTGCTAAATGATGCTGTATGGAACGAAGCTCGCGAGATTGCTGAAGTTGATGTGTTAAATACCGCAATGCTTGATGCAGGTTACGAGTTGTATAAAGACTTAGTAGAAAGGATGCTAACAAAATGAAGTACTATAAGATTACAGGTTTAAACGAAGGTGTACCAATAGAACCCTTTGGTTGCACACTAGATGACTTGGATGAAGCATTAGTTGAAAGTGGTGACATGAGTCGCNATTATGAAGAAATTACCAAAGATGAGTATGACGCGCTTAGTCTTAACACAGCAATTGAGTTTA